TTTTAAATTAGTTAATTATAGGTATGTAGTATTATATAGATATGGTTATTTTTAGCGATATTTGATATACTGACCGCATTTTCTTATTAGGTTGGCATATATAGTAAGGTTTAGTATTTTAAGGGCTATTTTAGAGGGATTTAAGACATTTTTCATTTCCAAAGAAAGAAAGAAAGAACCAAAGAAAGAAAGAATAGAGATAAATAAATATATAGTTATATAAGTAAATAAATAGACTTTGGGCAACTACCGCCCTGTAAGTTACAACATAAAAGGGTAGGTATCCAACAACTTTCTTTCAATATTTAAAAATAATTTATTTTTGTTGGATGGTATAGGGTTTTGTTTGTAATATACAGTATGGAAAAAGCATCAAATATAGCAAAGACGTATTGCGCTAATTGGAACAACGGTAAGTGTTTGGGAGTTATGATTAAGCATAAAGGCAAAAAACTCTACCAATGGGTGGACTCTGACTTAGCTATGAAAAATTGTATTGAGGATAAGTGTGAATATTTTCAAAACATAGTGCTTAAGTCTATAAATAATGAAAAAACAACAAAAAGGAGATAAGGTGAGACTTGATATAGGTGGGCATAAATACACAATTATAGAGAATGATAAATTGGAGCATGATGGGAAGATGCTTCTTGGAATGCATGATGCTCGTAATTGCGAGATTAGACTTGATAAGAATTTAATCCATAGCCGTAAGATGGAGACATTGATACACGAAATAGTTCATGTGGTGCTTACGAATGCTGGGCATGAGCATAACGAAGATTGGATTGATGGAGTAGCGAATGGATTACATCAAATTGGCGTTGGAGAGTATATATGGAAGCAATTAAAAAAATAATGAAGAATATGGCGATGACTATTATGTATGCGTTTGAAGCTATATGGCTTTCTATAGCCTTATGGGTATTGACACGCAATGGAAAGTAGGACTATTAAAAAGATTACTCATAATATCTATAACGATATAGAGGAATTTAAGAAAGACCACCCTGATGTGGGTATTATAGACGATTGGCGTGTTGGAGCTGAGGGGGATTGGGTAAAGACCGACGATGGTCGTGTATGCCAAGTTTTAAAGCGGAAGCATATGAATACAAAAAGCAAACTCGTGAAGAAGGGCGAGTATATTAGGACTATTGTAGGAAGCTTTGTATGTTCCTCTAAATATAAAATGGAAGGGAAGATGCGCCTTAATATGTATTCTTTTGGCGTTAGCGACAAGTCTTGGTGGGACATTCAACATGACCGAGTAAACCCCACTAAGAAGGAATTTCTATTTGCTAAGTATATTGCAAAAGGGGAGGATATAGCTACTGCGTTTATGCACGCTTTCCCAACTAACCAAAAAGATTACGCAGAAAGACAAGGAAGCACATTAATTAAACAAGAAAGGATAATAAGCTTGATAAGAGAAGAGATTGATAAAATAATGCATAAGGCAGAAATAACACCTCTTTATCTCCTCAATAAGATGAAGGATATTGTAGAGGATACGAGTGCTAAAGATAGCGACAAGGTCTCAGTGTTAAAGGAGCTTGTTACTATTGCTGGTATGAAAGACACTGAGAAGAGGTCTGAGTCCGTAACAGTATTTCAAGGATTCTCGCAAGACCAATTAACCGCTATTGGAGGCGGAAAAACTAAAAAATTAGCCGAAGGGTATAGGGAGAAAGAAGTTTGATAATAGATAAATTAGCCGTATATGGAACATTAAGGAATGGGAGTCGAGACATAGGGCTTGTAAATGGTTTTAAATTAGCGTATCCAGGGCATAAGAACTTTCCTGTGGCTATCCCATCAAAAGACGCAAAGAAGCTTGTTGTTGAGGTAATAGATGTTGATATTGCTGATTTAGTTGGATATGATAGATATGAGGGGGTGGACTCTGGGTTGTATGAAAGACGGCAAGTAAAGGTAGATATTAATGGCGAAGATATTGACGCATGGATGTATTCTATTGGTACATTAATGTATAACGATGTAGGGGTATTCGAAGAAATTGAGGGTAAAGATTGGCTGAATCGTTTAACATAAACAAAAATAATATAAATGAGAAGGAGCGAGTCTTAGAGATAGCTCGTAGAGATATTGTTTCATTTGGGCAACTTTTTATGCCTGAAGATTTTATGAAGTCTTCTCCAGCTCCATATCATTACGAATTAAGTAATCTTCTTCTTGACGGCAATAAGAAGCGAAATTGTATTATTCTCCCTCGGGGTCATTCTAAAAGCACGCTAGCTAAGGCTGCTCTTATGTATAAACTTTATTTTAATCCCGAGGGGAAACGTGAGTTTATTGCGTGGGTAGCTGAGGAGCAATCTCAAGCTATTGACCATATTAAGTATATACAAAACCATATTGATATGAACCCAGCTCTTAATTATTATTTTGGCGACTTACGTGGGAATAAATGGACAGAGAAGGAGTTTACTACCAGTAAAGGAGATAGGATTATAGCTAAAGGGACATCACAGAGACTTCGCGGTAGGTCTCAATTGGGACTTCGATATACAAATATTATCCTTGATGATTTTGAGTCTGAATTAAATACAAAAACGCCCCAAAGGCGTAACGAGATTAAAGAATGGGTAATGTCTACGGTTGAGCCTGCTCTTGAAAATTCTGCTGGCAATGAGGGGTCTATATGGCTTATTGGAACTATTGTTCATTTCGACTCGTTTTTACAAGGCATATACGATGGGTGGCAAGAGGCTAAAAGAGATAAACGAGGATACGCTTGGGATGTTTTATATCGCAAGGCAATTGACGGAGATAATATTCTCTGGCCAGATTACTTTTCTAGAGAGAAGCTTCTAATTATTAGACAGCGCTTTGAGGATGTAGGATTAGTCCATAAATTTGCGCAAGAATATCTGAATGAAGCGAGAGATTTACAAAATGCTAAGTTTAAAATTGATAGACTTGAATATTACGACCATGAGTTTATGTCTAAGGATGACTTTACGTATATAGCTAATAATAAGGAAGTGATTCCTATTAATGTATACCTTGGGGTTGACCTTGCTTATGAAGCGACTGCTAGGAGCGATTTTCAAATTATTATGGTTATAGGGATTGATAGCGATAGAAATATTTATGTATTAGACTATTTTAGAGAGCATATTCCTTTATATGATATGCCTAATGAAATTATGGACTATGCGAAACAATATGCCCCAATTAAAAGAGCTAATGTAGAACATGTAGGGGCTCAGGGTATCATAAAAGATGCGGTTAATAAATTATCATCTACCGATAAGCGAGTAATGCCTGGGATTGCTATGGGGGTAAGACCGCCAGCTGGTATTAAAAAAGAAGATAGGCTTGAATCGTTACTCGCCCCCTTAGTTAATAGAGGAAAGCTTTTTATTAAAAGAAAACATCAGCACTTAGTTGATGAAATGTTTCAATTCCCGAAAGGAAAGCATGACGATTTATTAGACGGACTTTGGTATGCGGTTACGAAGGCAAGGTCTCCTGTTAGTAAAAAATTTGATGCAAGTGAGTTTAAAGTAAAGTCAGAAAAGATAGCTAAGAAAAAGATTAAAAAACGTATGATTTCGTGGATTACTGGGCAAAAAGTAAAATAAATGAAAATAATTGTTGCAAAAACGCTAATTTACCCCTATATTATATATAGGGATTTTTAAACAAAGGGGTAGTATATCGCAAGTATCAAAGATTTAGAACTTGAGGAAAACACCACTCATTCTGACGTAAATGACCAATTGTGGCGGTCATGGAGAGATAGTAGGACGGCTTGGGATGTAGAGGCTCGAGAAGCAATAGACTTTTTTCTTGGAAATCACTATACTCAAGACGAGTCAAACGCATTGCGTGCCGTCGGGCAAGCTGATTTTATTATAGACCGTGTATATGCTGCGGTTGAAAAGTTAAAATCATTACTCACTTCTCGCTCTCCTAAGTTTAGCGCTATAGGAAGAGAAGATTCCGACAATCGACTCGCCTCAGTTTGGCGCACCATATTAGAGTATATATGGGATATATCTGATGGTGATACGCAATTTAAACATACCATCCATGACTACGCTACCTCGGGGCTTGGTTATTTCTATGCCTATATAGACCTAGAAGCTGACTACGGCAGAGGTGAGGTT